AATGGTCGTAGACATATATTAAGTGCATGGAATGTAGCTGAACTAGACCAAATGGCTTTACCTCCTTGTCATGTTATGAGCCAATTCTATGTCAATAAAAATAAAGAACTCTCTTGTCATATGTATCAGCGTAGTGTGGATGTGTTTCTTGGTTTACCTTTTAACATTAGTAGCTATGCGTTACTCACTCATTTAATTGCACATCATTGTGGATTAAAAGTCGGTGAACTTGTTATCAGTACAGGTGATACACATATCTATAAAGACCACATTGAACAAGTCAAAGAACAATTGTCACGTGAAGAATTTCCTCTCCCTACATTAATGTTAAATTCATTAAAGAATAATATCTTTGAAATGACAATGCAAGATATACATTTAGAGAATTATCAAAGTCATGGTGCAATCAAAGCAAACATGGCCGTATGATGCGGCAACAACAATTGAATACAAAGTACATTCAATACGAATGGGCGATGTAGAAGATCCTGATTTGATGATAGCTCAACCAATATATGAGTGGCAACAAACAGAAGCAGGTAAGTATGTAATGGAAAACTCAGCACCCAGTCCAATGTGGCGCAGGTCATTTGATAACAATTCATATGGTCTCACGTATCTAATATTTGCATACTTTACCTCAAAACAATTAACATTTTATAGATTGAAATACGAATGACTATTTTAGTAACAGGCGGTCTAGGCCTTATCGGACATCATGTAGTAAATAAATTAGAATCATTAGGACACGATGTTGTCATTACTGATACTCGCACTACTTATGGAATTATCCCCCAAGATGAAATTGACTACTTGATGAATGAACGTCTTAAGAAAATCAAGACAAATTATATATACAAGATTGATATCAGTAATAGTGATAATATTGATTGGTTGATACAAAAACATCAGCCTGCAATTATTATTCATATGGCTAGTTTCCCTCGACAGAAAGTTGTTAACGCTAATCCAGCAATGGGCGCACGTACAATGATGGAAGGATTGATGAATCTATGTGAATCAGCAAAGAAACACAACGTAACTAAATTTTTATATATCAGTAGTTCAATGGTATATGGCGACTTTACTGATGATGTAGTGGAAGATTACAACTGTAAGCCACAAGGTCAGTATGGTATTATGAAACTTTCAGGAGAACACATTGTTAAAGATTATAGCCGCCGTAATTGTTTTAATCACACTATTATACGTCCCAGTGCTGTTTATGGACCGCTTGACGTTGAAGACCGAGTCATTGCAAAATTCATGCTCACAGCAATGCGTGGCGGTTTGCTCAAAGTAAATGGTGCTAGTGAAACATTAGACTTTACTTATGTAGAGGATGCCGCAGATGGTATCGTAGCTGCCGCATTAAGTGAGAATACAAAAAACAAAACATACAATATTACAAAGAGCCATAGTCGTAGTTTATTAGATGCGGCTAATCTAGCAGTTAAGATTGCAGGTCAGGGTAGTATTGAAGTCAAAGATAAAGATGCTGATTTTCCAAGTCGTGGTGCATTGAATATTGATGCGGCACGTAGAGATTTTGGCTTTGATCCTAAAGTAGATGTAGAAGAAGGCTTTCAGAAATATTACAATTGGCTTAGTATCAGTGAATATTGGATAAAAAAGAATGTCTAACACTTATTGCGTTTTACTATGGCTTAGTATCACGGTTGATACTAATGGCGATATTAAACCTTGTTGTGTTTCTACTGATTTTATAAAAAAAATTGACGGAACTCATTTTAATTTAGGAAATGATTCTATTAATGACATATACAACAGTCCTGATTTTTTAAAAATTCGTCAACAAATGATAAATGGTGAAGAAGTTTCAGGGTGTTCACAATGTTATAAACATGAAAGATCGGGTGGTAATAGTCAACGTATCATTCACAATGAAAAATGGAAAGATCAACAATTTAACGATGTAATTGCTGATACTAGTATTCAATATTTTGATCTTAGATTTGGAAACTTGTGCAATTTAAGTTGTAGAAGTTGTAACCCTAGAGCCAGTAGTAAATTTGCAAAAGTACTTGACGAATTGCGTGATACTGAAATAAAAAGGTTTCATCATAGTTATACTTTGTCAATAGATGAATGGTATGACACTAAGATGTTTGAAAAAAATATTGAAAGTCAACTTAGTTGTGTAACAAAGTTATACTTAACAGGCGGAGAACCAACCGTTATCAAAAAAAATATTGAAATGCTTGAAAGGTTCAACTCCCTTGGATATAGTAAAAATATTACATTAGTTATTAATTCAAACATGACTAACTTAAACTCTACGTTTTATCAATTATTAGCAAATTTTAAACAGGTAGTATTCTTTGCTAGTATAGATGGAACAGGTGCCATACAAGAGTATTTGCGTTATCCTAGTAATTGGAATCAAATAGATAAAAATATAAAAACACTATTGACATATGATAATATGATAATTAGGACTACCCCCGTAATACAGATTACTAACTTAAATAAGATTGTTGATTTGTTTGAATATGTTGAATCTATTAACAGAGAACAAGGAAAATCTGTAATTGATATTATGCCAATCATATTAGAAAATCCTTCATATTTAAATCTTTCATACTTACCCAAAGAATACAAAATGATGTGCTGGGAAAGAATTCAAGAATGGTTAAATACAAAATGTCAATTTCAATCAGAAATTTTTTATAATAAAATGGAAGTATTGAAAAATAAATGTTTAGAAGAATTTTATTGCAGTGACACTCTTAAAAAGTATATTGAATTTAATTCAATACTAGATAATCATTGGGAACATCATTTACAATCAGTGAATCCAGAACTCTGTAGTATACTATGAACATACCACATTTTGGTCTAAAAAGACAATATGCTAATTTAAAAGATGAGTTGCTAGATGCAACTGACCGTGCCATGAAAGACGGTCAGCTTGTCGGCGGGCATTATACTCGTTCATTTGAAGAATGGTTGAAGAACAAGACCAAGACAAAGTATGCCATCACTGTTCATAGCGGCACACAAGCACTTGAAATTATTGCACGGTGGAAAAAAATTAAACATGCACAGCACACTTTTACTGGTAATCCTAAAATACGTATTCCAAATTTAACATATCCTGCAACACTTAATGCGTTTTTGACTGCTGGTTGGGAAGTTGAATTAGTTGATACTGATAAGAATGGTATTGTTATTTACGGCAATGTTGCTGATAGTGCATATGATTGTGTAATGGGATTTGCAGGTCGGAAGCCTTGGCCTGATGCTAGTTACTCAACCTCATTTGGAGCAATAGTTGACGGAGCACAACACTGGTTAGTAGCTAATGGGGATGTAGGCAGTGGTATGTCAATTAGTTTTGATCCTACAAAGAACTTACCTAGTTCAGGTAATGGTGGTGCTATCGTAACCAATGATGAACAACTATATCTGTATGCTACGAAATATAGAGATAATAACAAACCCTATTTTCATGAGGTTGGTACTAACAGTAAAATGAGCGAACAAGATTGTGCCCAGATTCTTGTTAGGACAAAGTATATTGATGAGTGGCAAAAACGTAGAAGTGAAATAGCAAAATATTGGTGTGATAGATTTAGAGAGTTACCACTAACTTGTTTGTCTGACACGGTAGATCCACACGCACATCAAAAGTTCGTAATATATCTACCCGATCGTAATTCGTTGCATACACATTTATTGACTGATGGAATTGATAGTAAGATTCATTATGAGTATGTGTTAGGTGATCTACCTACAGCAAAAAACTTATCTAAACCTGATATGATAAGTACTAGTGTACTGCTTTCTAGGGGTGTACTGAGTCTGCCTATGTACCCTGAACTTACTGACAATGAAGTAAATTATATAGCAGAAAAAATAGAAAAATATTTTGACTAAATAAGTTAATGTGGATACTATCGATTTTACCTAACTGGGTTATTCATGCATTTTTGTTTGCTGGATTAGCAGGCACAATAGCAGGATTTGTATTAGGAATGATTCCTGTAATAAAGCAGTATATTATCCCTATTCGCATTATTAGTTTAGTAATACTGTCAATTTCATTATTTTTAGAAGGTGGGTTAGCTGACAATCAAGCCTGGGAACTTAGGGTAAAAGAAATGGAAGCTAAGGTGGCACAAGCAGAAGCTATTTCAGCTAAAGAAAATACAAAACTTGTAGAAAAAGTTGTCACTAAAACACAATATGTAAAGGGTAAGACAGAATATATAACACGCTATCTTGACCGCGAAGTAGTAAAAAACAGTGAAGTTATTAAATTCATTGAACAATGTCCGGCTATTCCGCAAGAAATATTAAAGTCACATAATGAAGCCGCAACTATACGTAAGGAATCAAAATGAAAGACATTGAGAAACAACAAAGAATCAGCACAATACTATTTGTTATAGTGACAGCAATATTCTTTCTTCTTATGTGTACAGGATGTTCCACAACAGTTCCGGTCACAGCTAAATTTCCTGAAGCCCCTCCACGATTACTAGAAAAATGCCCTGAAAAACTACAAGAGATTACAGGCGACAAAACCAATATCATTGATTTTACTAAAATCATAGTTATGAACTACGGAACATACCACGAATGTGCAGTTAAAAATGATGCTTGGATTGAGTGGTATAGCACTCAAAAGAAGATTTTCAACGAAGTTAAGTAATCCTAACCTAGTGATAAATACACTATAGGTCTAGGATTTTTAATATGACACAATTAGTAATTAATATAGGGACAGTACCAAACGACGGTGAAGGTGATCCCTTACGCACGGCCTTTCAGAAAATTAATAACAATTTTACCCAGTTATTTACTACCGGTATTTTTACATACGAAGCATATACATTCGATGATTCTGCTGACCAAGTGATATTTGAAACTCCAGCAAATCTCTTTACTCAGGGTAATTTTCAAATAAATTCTAATAACCCTGACACCAGTGATAGTCAAAACATGACATTGACCATTAGTATTTCTAATGATTTAACCTCTGTAAAATGGGTTGGACACAATGGCTTATATTTCAATGATCCAGTTACTAATTATGATGTAGATATTGATGGTGGAAATGTACGTATATTAGCAAGTCCATTATTAGATGATACAGTATTTCATTTTATAGCCGCACAAATTACATTCAGTGAAAACATACCAGGAACACCATTAGCACTTGAAGGAACCTCAGGTGATATATTAGGAACAGAAAACTTGATACCTATTACAACAGAGTCCCCATGAGAGCAAAAGAGTTCATAACTGAGCAAAGTAATCTACCTGATAGAATTACTAAACCAATGCCCTCTACTTGGGTAATACCAGAATTACAGAATCAAAATGCATATTTACAATATAGGTTTTCTATAGCACTAGCTGGAGCAAGAGCGGCTCGTAATGGAGATATAGCTAAATTAGATAAAGATTCTGTTTGGGGAGAAAATCAATTAGTTTCAGGTTATATGAATCCAGACATTGAAGAAGACATTGATTTTGCTTTAGGGGAAATGGGTCTTAGTGGCAAAAAATTAGTTACAAGTGAACATAGTGAAGAAACATCTGATACTGGCATAGATAGTCCACTCAAAGCCTTTAAGGGATATAAAAGAAAATGAGAGCAAATGAATTTATATCTGAGAGCAAAAAAGGAAAAATATCCCCACGTCAACAACAAGCAACCCGTGGATTAAATATATTTTCTGATACTCAGTATGACCGTAATTATGATTTAAACAGAGTAATGATGGCAGTTGCATGTAGTGATGGTGTAAATCCTATTGATATGAATAGCGAAAGCTGGGTAGGGAAAAATAATACAGCACACCCTTACACGGAAATCGAACAAGATATGCTTAACCTAGCATACAAGGCTGCTGGCATTACAAACAAAGACTTGAATAAGGGCGATATGCGTAGCCAAGAATTGCCCGGCACAAATGCTCAAAGCATAGCAAAGCCATTTAAGGGCTACAAAAAATAATTTCAATAGAATTTTTGAGAATAAGTAATTGTAACAAATTACAGGATTCTTAAATGATTGATATCAACAATACGCTTGACCTAGTCAAGTTAAAGTTTTACAACGAATGGCTATATACCGCACACATTTATGATGAGGGCGATAGTCAGATGCATAAAGTGTTGACCGAACGTGTTACTAAGCAGTACATAGACCCATTAAATATTCCCAAAGACGCTAAGATATTAGATATTGGTGCAGGCCCTGGATATTTTCTAGATGAAATGAAAGCACGTGGATATACTAATTTAGTTGGTGTAGGTTTAAGTCCTGGAGATAATAAAATATGTGAAGACAAAGGTCACACTATTAAAAAATTTGATATGAGTTTCTTACCACAAAGTGAAGGATACCATGATGAAAGCGTAGACTTTATCTTTTTACGACATGCATTAGAACATAGTCCATATCCTATATTTACTTTAATGGAATACAATAGGGTTCTTAAGCAGTTTGGAAAAATATATATTGAAGTACCGGCTCCAGATTGTGACAGAAAACATGAATGGAATTTGAATCATTACAGTATTTTAGGTCAAAATCAATTAGGTGCATTGCTAGAGCGTACCGGATTTAATATTGATAAATTTGAAAATTTAGAATTTGAAGTAGAAATTAATGACCCTAACTCTACCGCAAAAACTGTAAAAGAAAAATTTTACTGTATTGTTGCTACTAAACAAAGACCATTAGATATTAAATGAAATCTAAGTACCTCTATGTAATCTATCCAGGTGCATGTGGTGGTAATCATGTTTGTAATATGATTAGTTTGTGTGAAGGGTTTGAGCAACGAGTTAGTAGTATTGCACAACCTAATTATAAAGAATGGTTGTTAAATCATTATTCAGAATACAATTTTTCTGCACAACCGCATACATATGTTAATGCTCACTTGGTAGCTAATATACATCACATAGATAGATTGTATGAGTATGTTGATAAAGAACATGCACTAAATCCAACTAATACTTTAATTGTTCAAGGTCATTTATTCAATTTTTGGGCCGCAAGTGATAATGGTATTTTAGAAGAACTAGGTTCTGATTATAATGCAATTATTATGAGTTATCCACCTAAAAATTCAATGCCATGGAAACGAATAGAAGCATACAATTATGAATCTCCTGTAAAAGAATACACCTTTCCGTTAGACATATGTAAAGGCCATCCAATTGGTAAACCAAAAAGCAGGTCATTAGAAATAAATGAAAATAATGGATTTTATTTAGATACTGTTAAGTTCTTTACACTTGAAGGAAGTCAGTATTTGCGTGAGTTATTACAACAACACTTTGAAGTAGATTTACCAATAGAAGCTGATGAATTACATTCTATGTGGTTTAAATGGATGACACATGTTTTAAAACCTGAAAACATTGAGTATTGGAATAGTAAACAACTAACCTAAGATAAATATTTGAATGTTCGATCCATTTAACCAAGCTAAACTCCAAAACAGTTATTCTAAACTCAAAGATGTAAAAGTCCCTGAGAAGGATATGTCACTTGATGACTTAAAACGTTTAAGTGGGTCTGGCAAAATCACAGGTGAAATAGTCACCACACCCGATCATGAACTTGCAGCCAAGAAGGCTCAGTACATACGTGAACATAATATTAAGCCCGGTGATAAAGAATGGTTCAAAGTAATGTTTGCGAAACCACACCTTACCGGTGAGAACCCTTTTTCAAAATAGTATCATTTAATCTATAAATATAGATATGAATAAGACTGGTTCGGCATCTTTAGTAAAAGATCCATATAAGAAAACATCATTTAAAACTCAACAAGAGTTAGATGATTTTGTAAAATGTTGTGATCCTAATACAGGTTATCTATATTTTATGGATAACTTCTTTATGATCCAACATCCAACACGTGGAAGTATGGTATATCATCCATGGGCTTATCAGAAACGATTGATTGAAACGTATCATAACTATCGTTACTCAATTAGCTTAATGCCACGACAGTCCGGTAAGTCAACTTCAGCCGCAGGTTATTTACTTTGGTATGCTATGTTTGTACCAGACAGTACGATTTTAATCGCGGCACACAAATACACAGGTGCTCAGGAGATTATGCAACGTGTAAGATATGCATATGAAAACTGTCCCGATCATATTAAAGCAGGTGTAACAACATACAACAAAGGCTCATTGGACTTTGAAAACGGAAGTCGTATTGTGTCAGCTACAACTACTGAAAATACAGGTCGTGGTATGTCTATTACACTATTGTATCTAGACGAGTTTGCATTCGTTAGACCAAGTATCGCTAAAGAATTTTGGACAGCTATCACACCAACATTATCTACTGGTGGTAAAGCAATTATCACAAGCACACCAAACAGTGATGAGGATCAGTTTGCATTTATTTGGAAGGGTGCTAATAAGACTGAAGATGAATTTGGAAACACTACTGAAATAGGTATTAATGGATTCAGGGCATATCGTGCTTATTGGAACGAACAACCTGGACGTGATGAACAGTGGGCAAAAGAGATGAAGGCTCAATTGGGTGATGATCGTTTCAACCGTGAGATTGGTTGTGAATTTATTATTGCTGATGAAACATTGATTAATCCTAATACACTATTAATGCTTGAAGGAACTGAACCTACGTTTAGACAGGGCCAAATAAGATGGTACAAGCAACCTGAAAAGGGTAATATATATACCGTAGCACTTGATCCTAGTTTAGGTACAGGTGGTGACCCGGCTGCTATTCAAATCTTTGAAGCAAACACAGCAACACAAATTGGTGAGTGGAAACATAACAAAACAGATATTCCTAGTCAGGTTAAATTAATTTCACAGATTAACAAATACATTATTGAATGCACTGACGAACCTAATAATTTATATTATTCAATTGAAAATAATTCTATCGGAGAGGCTGCATTAGTTTCACTAAACGAATACGGAGAATCTAATATACCTGGTACATTCATTAGTGAGCCCGGAAAGAAACGCAAGGGTTTTAACACTACAAATAAGAGCAAACTGACAGCATGTGCTAAATTCAAAACATTATTAGAAAGCAAAAAACTTACCGTAAATAGTCGTAGTCTTATTAGTGAGTTAAAAGCATTTGTAGCACATGGTGGAAGCTATGCGGCAAAAATAGGAGATACTGATGATTTGATCATGGCCTCATTATTGACTGTTCGCATGATTCAGGAACTCGGCTCCTATCACTATGACTTAGACAATTATGTGCGTGACCATGAAGAATTCGTGGCTCCCCTACCGTTCTTTGCCGTATTAAGTTAACCCAAAGATAAATACATTATGCCAGTAAGTACAGAAACCCTTAATCGTAAATTATACAAAGTATTATCTAAATACAAACCAAAACCATTGGATTCGTCAAGTAACGTAACACCTGTAGAAGATGAAGCTGATGTTTTTGGTTTTACATTCGTTAAAGATGGAGTAGCGTACGGTGATGTATTTGCTACCATTGATGATGATCGTGTATTGAAATTATATTATGGAGATGACGTTTCAAATAGCCCGTCAGCACCTACATCGGGATTAGATTATAATGATTCTTGGGAAGGATTATTAGAATTTTTAGGTAGTTGGGCACATAGAAACAGAGTAAAATGGGAACCAAATAACAATAAAGACCATTTGGTTAGAGATATGGCACGGAGAAAACACATGAAGAAAAAAGAACAAATTGGTGAGGGATATTACCCAATGGGCAAAAAAGCCAGCTATAGTGATAATATTCCTACTGTAAAAATTGTTATTGAACATACTCGCCAGATTGAAGAAGGTGAACAGCGTTATCGTAACATCAACAAAATTTTCTTAGAGAATCAATTGGGTGAGAGATTCTTACTTGATACTAAGAAGCCTGGTGTTGCCCGTGTCTATGCTAGACATATAGCTGAAGGTGGTAAAGTCAATGATGACCGTTGGGGACATATCAGTAGCTTGTGTGAAGAATACAATAAGATGGCAGGATTCGTTCGTGCCACTCGCAATGGACAGTTTAATGAATCAGCACAAAAACTTGTTGAATCAGGAATTCAACACTATCAATCATTGCGTGAGACATTAAGCAGAATG